TAAGAAGGCTATAATTGAATCATTGGCCGTGTATCAATTTTCAGATGGTATGATGGTCATGCCCTCATACAGAGGAATACAAAATAGTGGAAAACTTAAAACATCATCTTCAAATTCGAGGATGAGATGTTATATTAGTGTACTAGGTGGAAGTTCAGACCAAATCGCCGCAGGAGACGATTGTGTCGAAAACGATTGTCCTGGTCTTTTAGACTTTTATAATAGGATTGGAATAAGAATTAAATCTTATCAACCTATTGTAAACGAATTTGAGTTTTGTTCTCATAAGTACACTATGGATGGAGTTTATCCTGTTAACTCTGAAAAGATGATAATGAATTTGTTACATCAAAACATTCGTTCTCCTCTTGAGTTAAGATTGTATCTCTTAGGATTTTATCATGAATTGGGAGATCACCCCAACTGGAATGAAATCATGACCATGATTAAAGAAGTTGGATTCTTTGAGCTGGAGGGGGCTCAAAGTATTATCGAATAAATAATGCCTAAAAGACGAACCAATAAAACAACTACTATTGCTATGCGTGCCGCCGCGTCGCAATTAGTTAATCAAGCGGTGCAACAAGCAGTAGCAGCCGAAAGACCTGTTACTGTTTTAGTACCAGCGGCACCTAGACCGAATACATCTCGGGCTCGAAGAAATAGAAACAGACGTCTTAGACGAAAGTTAGCTTTAAGAACCATGGCTGCAAACGCAGCATCTAATTTTGATTTCCAGGAAGGAAGCAACACTGGTTATAACGGTGGCTCTCCTAGAACTTATAATTGGGCCGGCATTTCTGGAAGACTTACTCAACGTAAGTTTCAGGGTGTTACAACCGCTGGCATGGAGTTCTTAAAATGCGCTTTTGCGCCTCCTGACTTTTCTTTTATCGGTGATAACGGTATTCCTGATGGAACCGCTATTCGTAGAGTCGTCAAAAGACATCGTAACACGTTTCCATTTACTTTTGCAGCAGGCTTGGACAATTATTTTATAATTGCTCCTTGTCCCGGTGTAGCCTGGTTTTACTTGAATAAACCCGCCGGTGCTCCCATTCTAGCTACAGATATCTTTACAGCCGCACCCTATAATGAC